CAAAAAGATGATGAGAGAAGAGTTTTTTATGTTGCTTTAACAAGAGCTAAACAAAATTTATATTTAGTTCGTTCACGCAGTAACAGAGAATTTAGAGAGGTATTTGCATGAAGAAAACATCTGACTTTTTAAAGAAAGCGATTGAGTTAGTCGAAGGTCAACGACAAGAAGACTACGGTGATAAAACACTTAATCATCAAAACATTGCAAGATTATGGAGTGCATTTCTTGATATAGATATATCGCCTCATGATGTAGCGATTTGTATGTTGTTAGTAAAAGTTGCACGATTAAAAAACATGCATACCGATGACTGTTACGTAGACATTGCCGGATACTCTGGCATTGCAGGTGAAATTAGCAAAAAGGAAACAGCATGACACAAATACCATTGTTTCAACCACCAAGTGAATGGGTTCCTCCTGAATCAATTCCTGATCTTAGTGATGCAAAAGAAATTTGTATTGATCTTGAGACAAACGATGTCGGATTAAATACAGGCATTGGTCCTGGATGGCCTACAAAAAAAGGTTTTGTTGCAGGAGTTGCTATAGCTGTTGATGGGTGGACAGGATACTTTCCTATTAATCATGAAGGTGGTGGTAACTTTGATCAAAAGATATTTACAGGTCAATTAAAAAAGATTTTAGAATTACCTTGCGATAAAATATTTCATAATGCGATGTATGATGTTGGTTGGCTACACGCTATGGGTTTAAAAGTTCATGGTCGTATTATTGATACCATGATCGCCGCTCCTCTTGTTGATGAAAATAGATTTAGATATTCACTTAATGAGTTAGGTAAACATTATTTAGCAGAAAAGAAAAGTGAAACATTATTATATGATGCAGCAAAGAGCTGGGGTGTTGATGCTAAAGGAGAGATGTGGAAACTACCTCCAATGTATGTTGGCCCTTACGCTGAACAAGATACAGTGCTTACCTTAAAGTTATGGCAGTTCTTTAAAACAGAATTAATTAAGCAAGATCTACTGTCTATTTTTGATTTAGAAACAAAGCTATTTCCGATTTTATTTGAAATGAAAAAGAAAGGCGTTAGGATTGATCTTGATGAAGCAGAACGCACGAAAAATGATTTCGCTAAAAGAGAGAAAAAGATATTGGATGATATCTATAAGGATACAGGTGTTGCTGTGGAAGTATGGACTCCAACGTCAGTGGCGAAAGCTTTTGATGCGAAAAGTATTCGATATGAAACGACACCGAAATCTGGTCAGCCTAAGTTTGATAAAAATTTTCTTACGACGCATCCTAGTCAGTTGGCCAAGAACATTGTTGAAGCGAGAGAGATTAATAAAGCAAGAACCACCTTCATCGATACAATACTCAAGCATTCGTACAGAGGGAGGATTCATGCTGAGATCCACCAAATGCGTTCGGATCAAGGAGGAACAGTAACAGGTAGGTTCTCGTATAGTAATCCAAACTTACAGCAAATTCCTGCACGTAATAATATTATTGGTCCACGGATCAGACGATTATTTATTCCTGAAGAAGGATGCAAGTGGGGAACATTTGATTACTCGCAACAAGAACCACGGATCACGGTACACTTTGCTAAATTAACTAATGGTGGGTTGCCAGGTTCCGATACCGTTATTGATGCTTATGAAAACGATGATGCAGACTTCCACCAAGTTGTTGCTGATATGGCAGGCATTGATCGTAAGACAGCAAAAACAATTAACCTTGGTATGATGTATGGAATGGGTAAAGGTAAACTTGGTTCTGAATTAGGTTTAGATGAAGATGATACAGCAGATCTTTGGAAACAATATCATAAGAGCGTTCCTTTTGTAAAAGAGCTTGCTGATAAAGTTTCTCAACGTGCGCAAGACGTTGGATATATAAGAACACTACTTGGTCGCAAATGTCGTTTCGATTTATGGGAACCAAATTTGTTTGGTATTAATAAGCCATTACCACATGTAGAAGCAATGAGAGAGCATGGTAAGAACATTAGACGAGCATTTACCTACAAGGCTCTTAACAAGCTAATACAGGGTAGTGCGGCAGATCAAACAAAGCAAGCGATGATAGATTTGCACGAGGAAGGTTTTCTTCCTCATATCCAGGTTCATGATGAATTGAATCTATCTGTTGATAATCCCGAAAAATATTCGGTCATACAAACAATAATGGAAAATTGTGTTGATCTCAAGGTTAAATGTAAGGTAGATGTAGAGATAGGAAATAGTTGGGGTGAAATAAAGGAAATCAGTGACTAAAGTTTTTTTATTAGTGGTAAGTTTATGGGGATATAATGGTGACTCATGGGTATATACAGGTAATCAAATGGTTTATGGCAATCCTATGCCAAAAGAACAATGTGAAGAAATAGTAAATAAGTGGACAAAATTTGAAATGAACAAATATTTTCGTTTTTCTTTAGAATGTATAGAAGATATTAGAAAAAATACTTGACTTCTAATATATTATCCCATACTTATAACCCATGAATATAGAAAAATATAAAAGTGTTGCTATACATAAAGACACGTATGATAAAATACGTGTAATAGCTAAAGAAGATTATATGACGATTAACAATTTCATAAGGAAACTTGTTGATATTGAACATGTAAAATTCAGAGAAAGAAAGAGAGAAGGGAACGGATCGGCGGATTAATTGAAACTTCCTGAAAGCCCGATAAAAAAAGTTTACGAATGTCGTAGATGTAAACGGGTATCAGTAAAATTTTATAATCCACAATTCGATACGTCGTATAGTAAAGAAGAATGGGAACACGTGCTGCAACAAGGTAGCAAAGCTCTTGATACTTTACTTGAGATGTATGACCCAAAATTTTTTTAGGGAGGTAAAATGTTAGATTTTTTTGATATGCCTTTATGGCATGTTATCGCTATTCTTAGTGTTTTTGTTTTAGGATTTATTGCAGGGAGATATTCGATTAAAGCGTATTACCAAGCAAAATTTGAGGAACTAGAGAATAGAATAGAGAAAAATAGAACAGATATCGAGTATCATGCTAGACGCCTTTAGTTGGGTGTTTAGTGTGTTTCTTATTTGTGTTACCGTGGTTCTTGTTACATGGATCACGGTTCATTATTCACCTTTCCACACTTATGTGAGGGGATGTGTTGATCAAACAAATGATTTCGATTATTGTGTTTGGTTGTATTATGAGATAGCAAAAGAAGAATCTTGGTTGCGCCAGATGTTAATTAAGCTATCGGAATAGGAGGAAGAAAGAATGTATTTTGAACAACATTACGACAAATATGATCATTGTTACAAGTGTGAACGAAAATATTTGGAAGTAAATTTAATCGCTAATTATAATAGTAGTAGAAAGAGAAGTAATTACTATTGCATTAGATGTTATAACAGGAGAGAGATAGATGAAACTAAAGAAACGGTTAATAAAACTCTACAAAGACGTATCAAGAAAAGCGTTACGGGAACCACGGACCCTAAGAGAGTTAGCAATAAGAAAGAAGTGGGACAGATTAAAAACAATAATGAGCAAGCGTTATGATTTGTTATAAATGTAAAGGAAATGGATATGTTAGATTATCGTTTGAAGCAGAACAGGTTATTGAACAGTGTAAGGTTTGTCACTCACAAGGGGAAATCAATGAAGATAAGTACTACCACCAAACATGGACAGAGGGGGCTAATAATTCCCTCGCAATCTACTATGGTCCACCCCTTGACCCAGAATGTTTCAAAAACTACACGATTTCGAATGAGTAAACCAGTTATAGAGTTTAAGGGCGAACCGCCCTTTTAGAGTTGGGATAGAGGAATTTTTCAATGGTTATATGCAAATCATGGCAAAAGCTTGGAGATGGTTCGGGCCTCGATTCCCGGTGTTCATACATAACCCGTTAAATCATCAATGCATAAAAAGTCATGATAGTAGAGTCTTTCTTTCCTCCTGATCGTATGGCTCTACTATCAAATTATAAAAGTATAGTTTATTTTAGCCCCCCTAAAATATTTTTACTGCTCAAACCTGTGTTACACCTGTTACAGTGTTACATTAAGTTAATTTATTGAATTATATACGTTTTTATGTCACAATCTTGTAACAACAGATTTTATTATATGTTACACTATTGGGATATTTTAAGCCATACTTAGTATATTATAAATAGTTAGGGTAAAAATAAACTATACCTTTTTAAAAAAGAAGGATATTATAGGAATTATGCCAAAAAACAGAGGTGGGTTAAGTCCCAGACAAAAAGCATTTGTTGAGATATTTTGTAAAGAGAATGGAAGAATAACTCCAACAGAATGTGCAAGACAAGCAGGATATAAAGAACATAGTGCAACTGCTGCAGCATCTAATTTAAGAAATCCAAAATATTACCCAGGTGTTGTTGAAGCAATTGAAAAACTTCAAAGAGAATATGCTGATGCAACTAAAATTGATATTGTTAAACATTCTAGAGAATTAGCTAGATTAAGAGATAAAGCTGTTGAAAATGGACAGTTAGGACCTGCAATAAATGCTGAATTTAGAAGAGGTCAACTTGGTGGTTTTTATGTAGATCGTAAAGAAGTTGTAACCGCATCTCTTGATAGTATGACTAGAAAAGAATTAGAGTCAAAATTAAAAGAGATACGGGATAATAATATTGTTAATGCTGAGTATGAAGTTATAGAAGAAGCAAAATAGTCATTATTAAAAAATATAATACTACAGGATAGATCATCAAAAAAAATATCATGGTACTTTTTTCAATAATTCTTGTAGTTTGTGATACCACATTAATCTAAATTCAAAGTCCTCACTAGTTAATACAGCTCTTTTTAAATTATCAACTCTATTCCAAAATAAACTTTCAGTCATTGGAAGTGATTGATACTCACCTTCTTTGTAAATTATTATTTTATTCATGGTGTATATATTACCTCCTCATCAGTTAATTCTCTCATCTTTACTTTGTATGCTTTTAAAAAATCTTTTAATGGCATATCTGAATTTTCTAAATGAGCTAAATGTAAGTTCTTGTCATAACTATAGATAACAAAAGCCCTCTCATAACAATTCATTAAAAATGTTTCTCTTTCTTGTTTATTCATACATTCTCCTGTTGCCATTGATTACTTGGGATATGTTTATGAAATTGTATTTTTGAATTACTAACATCATAAATTATTAAGTCAGCTATTTTTTGACAGTATCGTTTTGCATGTTTCATTACTTCATGCTCTGATCCTCTTTTACTATGCCAATAAATTTTTCCATCATATTTATCGACAGTAAATGCTTGATATTCTTTTTTCATATTATTCCTTTCTTTAACAAGCGATTAAATACTTTTTTAGTTTAACATAATCACTAACTTCTATAGTGCATTTTACATCACTTTGCACACTTTCAATTTTAAATAAATTAGAGTGATCTTCAAAAAATATTTCTAGCTCAGTTTCATGCCAATCTTTAAATATTTTTTTTACTTCCAAATTACCAAACCAATTTTCATAATCGACATCTTGTGCCTCTTCCAAATAAGTTCTACCTGTAAGTTTAACATTGTAAAACCCATCTTTATATTTTAATATTTTAACATCCTCAAAATCTTTAATTTTGTATATTGCCCATTTAGAATATTGTAATTCAAAAGCTCTAAAAAGTTTTTGATCTTTATATTTAACTTGAAATAGTCTTCTCTCTGTGGCTGACCATTTTGTAGGTGTTAGATAAACATTATTATCATTTTTGTCATATAGTCCTGTATCTACACTCATTTTAATCCTTTCTTTTGTTGTTGCTGAAAGGTGTATTAAGACTAAAAAGTGCGACCCAAATACACCACAGTCGCCAGTTTTTTGACAGCAACTTGTTATGGGTCAGGGTTTCTGTCTTCTACGTTTCCGACGAAACACTTACGCAAGATTCTGGAAGCCCCCTTATAAGCCGTATTTCTTACAAGGTTATGGTTCTCCTCCACTCCTGACCCTTTTGAAGAAAATGCTGAATTCCTTTTTTAACTTACCTTAATGTAAATTAATACATTATCATCCTCGGTTAAAAAAGTTATCGATTCACTCGACAGCTTACTTTTTCCTCGATTTGTTAGTAATCGCTTGTATAGATACGTCTATCCCCATCATTAAATTACTAACATTCTGTTGAGTTCGTTAAATCATCTAGAATTACGACGCATCAACATAATGACATATAATCCCATAAATATAAAAATCAAGACTTGAATTATAATTTATTATAGTTATATGGGATACAGGGTTATATCTTATATCCTTTGTATATAACCCTAAAGAAAGGATAAAATAAAATGTTAAAATTAATTAATAGTTCAACAAATAGAAAAACAGGCAATATTGCTACTACTTATAGATCAGGTACTTCAATGTATGGATCTTGCCCTTCAAGTTGTGCATTAAATCCAAAACCAAAAGAATCGGCAAAAGGTATTGATAAAAAATATTTAGCAGCTCTTTTAAATGCTGTTGTAAAAAATGGCTTATCATGGACTTATAGTCATTTTGATTATAAAAAATTACCAAGAAATAAAGAAAAGAAAACTGTTATAAATTATAGTGCAGATACACTCATACAAGCATTAAATAGTTTTAATGATAAAAGAGATACAGTTTATACAGCACCCTCAACAATGACTGATAAAGTTGATAATATACAAGGTGTTAAATTTGT